AATTGCTAGTTTCTTAAATCTAACGTCTCTTTCATCATCAATCTCTTCATCGTAAGAAAATTTATCTTCCATTAGAAAAGAGATCTCATCAGCGTTGAGATGTGGCTTAGATTTTTTATAGTATTCTTTTAACAATGTGTTATCATCGACGGAAGAATAATCCGCGTTTAATCTTACGTAATCTTCAATATTACCACCTGTCTCGTTCATAAAAGAAACTAATTTCTCTATGTTCTCAGGTAGCGTTGCTGTTTCAGCTATAATTTCCTCTGGCTCAAACTTAGTAGTTTGAAGTTCTCCAATCATCGTAGGTTCTTCTTCAGGTTCTTTTGCTTTTTCTACAACTACTTCTTCTACAATTTCTTCTAGAATCGGTTTAACCTCTTCTTCCACAGCTACCTTGGCTGGCTCTTCACTAGGAATAACCACTTTGGTTGTTTCTTCAACCGGTTTTGATAAATCTACCTTAACAGGTTCTCCAGACTTATTGTTAAATTTCTTCATTTTAGGTTTTGACTTTATCTTAAAGTCTCCTTCCTGCTTTGTTTCTGACATAATATAATATGATTAAATAATTAATAAATACTAGCTAGGCCCAAATTGTTCTAATCCAAACCCATCTAAATTATCGTTTCCAGCGGATTCAAAGTTTTTTGGTAATAGATCATTTTGTCTTTGGTCTATTAGCTCTGATTGCTGTGTTCCTTGTATTTTTACTCTTTTATCTTTTCTATCTTCAATTTCTTTATCTTTAGAAGACTCTGCTTGTATCCTAGCCTGCGCTAGCTGCATTTGATATCCAAATTCTTCAGCCATTAACTCTCTTTTGATTTGAGCTTCCGTTTGCATTCTTTGTATCTCGAATTGAGACTTAGCTTGCTCTATACTAACTTTCTCTTGAGTTAAAGCTTGTTGCTTTTGCACTTCAAACATAGCTGCTTTTTCAGCGGATTCAGCATTAGCCTGCGCTTGAGCCTGTATGTTTTGCTGCTGAGCTGCTTGTTCTCTTTCTATTTTCTGACGTTGTCTAAGTTTCAAAAACTGGTTAGCTAGCTTAGTGTTCTTTATTTCTCTGATATCAATCGCATCTGACAAAGCGATGGCACCTGTTTGTAAAGCCATTTGAACGTTTTGTTCTAGTAAAGCTTTCTCCTCTTGCTCTGGTTCCATTTCTAAAAATATACCAAAATCATGCAGCTGTAGATTTCTAAGCTCTATCAATGTCTCTTTATTAAATTTACTAATAGAGTTTGTTAACGAGTTCTCGGTAAGTGGATTCTGTAATATATCAGCTACCTTTAGACTTATGTTTTCACACATTCTAAGTGTGATGTATAACAACGAATCCATTAAGTGCTTAGTGGCTGTGTTAGAAGCGTTTACCGCTAGCTTTTGCAATCCAACTAAAGCATCTTTATCTGGAGCACTTCCATCTCTAGCTTCGTTTAATCCAGTTACGTCACGAATCATCTGTAAGTAGTACTGATAAGTACCAATTAAACTTTGTATCTTAGCTTGGCCTGAAGATGTTGATAGTTCTTGAATAGGCACCTTACCTGCGTTCATACCTCCTTCTTGAGTCAATGATCTACCAACCACAGATCCAGTTTGAAAATACATATTAAGAGCTTCTGCTGGATTGTAATTAGTTCCGTTACCTAAATCAACTTCAGCTAAACCATCCATATCTAAGAAAACACCGTCAGGAACTATCCTAGACATTACCTGTTGAAGTTTCAAGTGGGTAAGCTGAATCATATCAGCAAATCCAGTTATCCTACTAACTATAGACTCTATACGTCCTTTATACATTTTAGGAGCTGTAATGCAGTAATTCATTTCTACCTTCGTAGTATCAGCAATTGGCCTAGTCATGTTCTCAGCCATCTTCCACTCTAACATGAAATTGTTACCTAATACTTTTGCGCCAGTGTACAAAACCTCTATGGTCCTATATACTCTATCAAAGTTATCATTAGGTGGTGGATTGAATTCGTCTGTTTTTTCTAATGTTTTCTCTAGACCTTGATCAGTTTTCTTTATCTTAAAAACTTGGTTCATATAAGTTTTATACTCAAAGTACATTACTTGAACAGTGTTTTCATCGTAATTACCCCAACCAGTTACAAACTGGGAATTACCTGGCATTTTCTGTATCTTCTCTAATTCTTCTTCAGGAAGGTCTGGAAACTGTTTCTTAAGTTCTGGTATTGTTATAGCTTTTACTTCTCCAACATAGTATACGTCTTCAAAGTTAGGGTCCTCAGTATATGAGTAAACCATATAAGCTGGATCAACATAATCAATTTTTATACCTTCTGTTTTATCAAACCTTGTCTTACAAGCGGCAATACCAAGCACTGTTAAATCAGTAGCTAATCTCTTTTTAGTTTGATTGTACTTGTTGTACTCTAATACGTTGTTTATAACTTCTTCTTCAGCAATTTCAACATTCTGCTTAAAAGACATTTGCATGTGAATATCCAACTCATCTTTTGAATCCGGTAACTCTACCATGTTTTGAGTCAACGACATATCCTTGCCCGTAACCTCTTGTATATCAGCCAAAGCTTGTCTATTAGCCATGTCGCTTTCTATAGCTTTAGCGTAATCAGTTTTATTTTTTATTGAAAAAGGATCTTGAGCTACTGTTGATATATCGTAAGATTTGTTGCTCATTCCATTAGCTACTATATCTACGAACTTAGAGATAACTGGAACAGGTGTCCAGTCTAAATTAAGATAAGATAAATCACCGTTTATGGATAATTCATCTTTATATTTTTGAACACTTTGCTCTCCACGAGCGTATAATCTCAACTGATGAAAATTACTATAACTTTGAACGTATCTGTTACCAGACCTACCTTCTTGAAACCATTCTCCTTCAATCGCTCTAGCGACTTGCTCACCGTACTCTAGGCTAGCTTTTACTTCGTCGCTAACCACTTGGTTAGGAAATGAACTATTAGTGTTAGTCTGTATCTTCATTTATTAAATAATTTTTGATGATGAACCGGTGTTATCATATTTTTTTATACCTAAGTTTATTGCCTTGTATTCCTTCTTAGCTGTTGGTATGTATCTGTTCTTATTGCAAGCCATTAAAGCTAGTCCAGAGCTTATAGATGCATCGTGTTTTGTTCTATTGTTGATATTGAATCTAGCCCAATCTTCTAGCGTTCTTTGAAAGTACATATCACCAAACCCGTCCTCCGTAGAGCCAACGCTTGTGTTTATATATGTTTCAATAGCTGAAGCATGCGCTTGCTTGATATCCTCGCTGGAGTTAGGTATTCCTCCAATGTCTTTTTCTGTGATAGATAGCTTGTTCCAAACCTTATCAGGTCTATTCATTGAAAAACCTCTATAACCTCTTCTTTTGAAATGATATAATAATCTAGGTTTATTGTTTTCGCATAACAAAGGCATTCCGTAAAATACGCAAGCCATTAAAACATCTTCAAAAAATATCTCAGCCGTCTGAGGTCTAGCTATATATTCTAAAAAGAAATGATTAGGTGGCACGTCTTCCATACTAAACTTAGTTAACCCGTGAAGAGATCCATTAGAACCTCTACCATCAACCGTGCCTGATATATCATAGCTATCACAACCAAATGCTCCACAGTGATCGTTACCTGGATACTTTGTTCCATTCTTTACTATTACACGATTCTGTAGATTATAAGGTGGAACCCAAGATATTCTGAAGTTACCGTCCTTATTTGGCATAAACATAACTTTAGAATCTCTAACTCCGTTCTCCCATTGGAAACTACCAATAGTAACAGAAGCTATGTTATTGAGATCAGCATTGTGATCTATTTGCTCGTATATTTTAGTTAGATTAAATAAAGATTCTTTAGCTTCATCTCTAAAAGCGTGTTCAGTAGTTCTAGGAAATTGTCTGTAGAATTCGTTTAAACCATCTTGGTCATCTTTTAATCCTTCTACTTCATTTTTCCAGTACTCTAATACACCTATTTTTATTTCATCACCAAAAGCATCTACTACTTTTTCTTTCGGGTTTTCGAATACAGGAAATCCATAAGAATCAATGTATCCTTCGTAATTCCATTCCATAGGTATGAACAAAGAATATAGTCCTGAGCTAGTCTGCCCGTTGCTGTTTCTTTTAGTGACATCTGAATTGTTATATAGTTTTTTAAAATTAGCACCACCTTTATCTAAAGCGTTTGAGGTTGAACCCATCATACACTTTCCAATAATTCTAGAACCTAATCTTAGACACGTTTTTGTAACTCGCCAGTTATTTAATATGTTGTTTGGTCTTTCCCACTTTCCACTCTCGTCGTGTACTAGTAGTCTTAGTTTTTCTCCATCGTATGCGTTATCACCGGTGTTTTTCCAATCGACGGTGGTATCAAGACCGTCAAGACTCTCGGGCCTAACGGTTTCGGTGATGGATCTTCTTGTAAGCTTTGACGCGGGGACACGATAGGCAATCTCCGTTTTGGGCCTGTCCATACCGTCTTGTATCGGTTTGAAGAAGAACGGGTAATTAACGCTGATAGGTACCACTTTATCTGTGAACATTTTCTTTGCATCGGCTCCAGATTTGGACAGAATTCCAAACCGTGCGTCGGACGATATTGTTGCCATGTTAACGGTCTCAGCTGAAGCCATGAACGAAAAACCTGACCTTCTGTTCTTGAGATATGACATTCCATAACAACGGCCGTCTGCTTTGCAAGCTTCCCAGAATATGAAGAATAATCTGTTTGATTCTCTAAAGTCTGGCTTCCCAATATCAATCTTGGAGTACTGCAAGTAGACAAAATGAGTACCAGTAATATAAGTAGGCTTGTCCTTGTTAACAAACCAAAAACCTTGTTCTCTTCTTTTAAACTCTTGATCAATAAATTCATACCATTCTTCTTTAAAGTCTTCTTTATAATTCTTCCAATCAAAAATGGTTTTTATCCCCTTGAGCTCTTTAGGATATTCCTGAGCCATCCATTTATTTCCCTCAAAAGTAACAACGTCATTTTCTAGAGGTAAAGCTATTTTAAGATTTTGTATCTCATATACTTCACCGACTTCACCAGTCTTGCTGATGACAACCATGTCGTGTTCTTCGTTGTACCCATACTCCCATTTCTTATGCTTGTTCTTTTTCTTTAAGACGCTAGATTTTATATGGTTAGGTACTATTCTGTATAAACTCTGCTTATACATTACTTAGATCTTCCTTCTGCAAAACCACTGAAAGCTTTTTTCTCTTTCTTTTCTTTTGGTTTCTCGTTCAACAAGTCTTCTTCCTCTTCAATACGTTTTAATATTTCAAATGCATCAAAGATAGCAAGCTTTTTTGTAGCAGCTGCGTTTTTCAGTCTATCAGCTGAGATATCCTCTCCTCCGTCGACTATTGCTTCTTTAGCTACTTTAATCAGTTCTTGAACTGCCGCTTGCCCAGCTTGGATTATACTTAGTTTCGTTTCCTTCGTATTCATATTTAATTACAATATCATTTGATTTCATACAGTACAATCTCTCGTTATCTATTACAAATTCAAACTCACCATTAGGAGTGTAACCAATTAGATCACCAGGATTGATTCCTATAGCTTCTAAGGAACTATTACCGTATTTCAGTATTCCTATAAGCTTTCTTTCTTTATCTGCCGTTAAATCGTCATTATCTAAAATAGGATTTATAAAGCATCGATCTCCAAAAGCGTTCCACTTACCATCTTGTTTATATAAATAAACTTGGTCTATATCACAGAAAAACTTATCATCGATAAATTTTGATCTGCTATCTTTTTGATTGCCTCTAATATCATAGAATCTTCTAAAGACGTTGTGATGTATCACTATAGTGTCACCTTTACGTATCTTAGTGGTAAAAGCTTTAGGTACCTCAAGTACAATTGCTTCGTTACTAATTGATTTCCACGATTCTATACGACTGTTAGTTATGAGGGTTTTTTTACCAACTTTAACCTCGTTGTCATATCTTTTATTTACAGGCTTTACAATAAAGCTGAATAAACTTTGCATTAATACGCTAGATCGTATTCGACAGATACTGCCATGTTAGAATTAAACTTCTTCCACGGCATTACCTCGTCTTTTTTCTTAATGTGAACGCTATAAGAGTTATCAGATTCGTCGTGTAGTATGTGAGATATTTCGTGACCCCCATAAACAGACTGACCAACAGCATAATGCATTGCGTCAGTTTTGTAATCAGAACCTATACTAATTTTTCTTATAACAGATGACATCTTACTCTTCTTCTTTCTTAATTTCTTCGAAGCTTCCGTCCTCTAGGTTGATACTGATTGCTCCGTACTTCTCCTCTAAGACTTTTTTGTTGTCTTCTACTTCTTTGTTCAACTCTTGAATGTGAGCGATCAAACCATGCTTTTGAGTCTCTAACACACCTACTTGAGATAATGCTTGAGTCATTTTTCCTTGGTTCTCTTGAACTAATTTTAGTTCTTCTGCTGTGATCTTGTTTTCCATTTGATTTAATTTAATTGTTTTCATTTATTTATTATCACTTGATCTTTTTGATTTTTCCCAAGTCCTTCCTACGAAGTAAGCTCCATACACTGTGATCAACAATGATTGGAAAATTGGTACGTATTGCTCCGCGACAGCAAAGCCTCCAATGTTACCATCAAAGAAAGATAAAACAGTAAAAATAACAGTTAAGTATATTAAGACAAGCGGGCGTATGTTCTTGGACAGAAAGCTATCGCTAGTCATATCTGACTTCCAACGATCTGTAACTTGAGCTTGAGCATCGCTGTCAGCTTTCTCTAGTATTTCTTGAATCTGCTTCTTAATTAAAAGTTTTTCTTCTTCAGTAGTAGTAAGCTCATCAATGACGTTACCAATATTCTTGATAACGCCACCTGTAAGCCATTGGAATATTTTATTCATCTTTATTTTTTACCACCGCCTAGTGTCCAACCTCCAACTTGAACTTTACCTTTAGGGTATTTGTCATAGTGTGATCCACCTTGTGGCGTTA